TTATTCTATCGTAAAGTCAAAAACACCAGCGTAGCCGGCCACGCCGTTAAGAACTGGCATAATACAGTATTCCCCAGCTGGGCCAGTAACTGTTATTTCGTACACGTTATCGCGCAGCTTTGTACTTTGGACTGTAACGCCCTTTGCTTCGCCGGCGCCTATCGTGCTACCTATTATAGATATTTTGGCCGTAGTCAAATAACGCACACCCTTTTTAACCTCAAATTTGCCTACGCTAAAGTCTTTAACTGAATAAGAGGGCGTAAACATATAGTATTTAGCAACGTCGTAAGGCGACGGCGTGCCAAAGTATAAACGGAACCTGGCTGCACCAGTAAATCGGTTACTGCTGGTGGAACCGGCAAAAGCTAATTTGGCTTTACCCTTAATAACACCGCCGCTAATTTTCGTTTGCTGGTATGTTAATACGTCTATACGATCCAGCGAAGTATTACGTATAGCATACACGCCGATACTATCGGTTTGTGCTATCGCCGAAGCTGATACCAAAACCGCCACTAACAAAGCTGCTAACTTTTTCATTTTCCTATAATCTTTAATAGCGCGTCTATCTGCCTATCCTTTTCGGCCAGTAGATCCCGTACGAAAGCCTCAGTAAGTACGCCTGCCTGCTGACCTATTACGGTAGCATTTTGGCCGGTTACGTTATTAGCACCCGTTACACTGGTGCCAGCCGTTACGTACATATCGCCGGAACCACGCAGCAGCCAGTCTGCCGACACGTCGGGGCACGCTTCCAGGATCCGCAGCAAAGTATCTAAAGAGATACCGGCGCCGTGGCTCAGCTGGCGGTTTAGCCGTTTTTGGGCGGGCGTATCGCCAGCGGCTAACCCGTTTTCGGTAAAATTCTTTTCTTTTTGCAGCTGCTTTATACGATCGCGCACTGCATTTTCCAAATTTTCGTAGTCCATACGTAGACTTTTTTAGGGTTTATAATGCCGTTTTTAGACCCCTACAGGGCCACTTTGCAAAAATTTTACCCGTTTTTGAGTAATTTTTTGCGAAAATGTTTGGTAGTTTACCCGATTTCGTCTACATTTGCACCAACCAACGAACAAACCAACGAAAACGGGCAATAGAAAAGCTGCCGACCTTATAGCCGGTATTACATATCTAAAACTCCACCCGCAAAGGTAGACAGTTTTTTCTATTGCACCAACAAACCAACCAAAAAAAGTAAAGGTTTAACCCAAAAATGGTGCGTATGACACAGAAAATTACAGAAAAAGTTACCCGCGAGCGTCTGCGAAGTATGAAAAATGGCGAGACGCTGACCGTACAGTGCGTCGATGGCTACGACCTGGCGAGCCAGAAAAATACAGCCTATGCGATGGCCAAGTTAGAAAACTGCCGCTTTAGCTGCACAGCTGACGGCCTAACCCTAACAGTAACCCGCTATGACGCCGAGTAAACCAGTATGCGATCCGGATAGACGATACAGCCAAAAAGAGGCTGCGCAGATCCTGGCAGTAGAACGCCACACGATACGGCGCTACGAGTTAGCCGGCTGTATACGCTTCCAGATCCGCAAAGCTGGGCGACAAAAATTTACGACTGGCCAGCAGATTATCAAATGCTGGGAAGCCGTCTACCTATAAAATCCAATTTTCAAAATATCAAAATTATGAGTTTTCAACCTATCCAATTAAAGCAGGCGCCGCAGGACTTTGTACCGAACTGCGACACGCACCACGACGAAGTAGGTAACGTAATGCGCCAATGGTTTAAGGGCGGCTGCGTCCGCTTCAATTACTACAAAAGTACCGGTTTGGCCGAAGCGCTGGTAGATAACCGCGTAGTAGGAACCTGGACTAACGTAACAGTAGGTATGTGGGGTAATATCCTTTTCACACTGCAAACAGAGTTTAACCACTTAATAGAACAGTAACACTATGAAAGCAATTTTTACAAACTACCGCTACTACGTACTGGCCATTTTAGTAATGGCAGTTATCGTGCTAATCTTTTGCGACGTGGACGACACGCTGCCGCACTATCTATGGCTATACTGCCTGGTTACTACCAAGCTGTTAGGTATCGGCCTGGGCTGGATCGTAGCTAAGCTGACAAAACGCTGGGAGCGTATGGGAACAGTACCCGAACTAAGTAACGCCAAAAAGAACTATTAACACTTTACAGTTATGCAACCTATTCAAATTAACGTCCAGGTAACTATCGGCGTAAGCCAAGAGCTAAACGCGCTTTTGCTGCCGATGGTTAGAAACCTGCAAGCTGCGCCAGCGGTAGCCGCCGAGCCAGCCAAAGAACCGGAAGCGAAACCGGCAGTAACGACCCAGGTAGCCGACCCAGTACCGGCCGAGGATCCCGCACCAGTTGAGGCAGCACCGGCAGAACAGCCCGCCGCCGAAGCACCGGAAAAGGAATACACCGAGGTAGACGTACGCGCCGCTATGGACGCAACCCGTAGACGTATCGAAGGCGAGAACTACAAAGAAAAGCCCGACAGCGAGGGTTACAAGAAGTGGCACCGCGTATTAACTGCCTGGTTTAAGAATATCGCCGCTATATGTGGAGCCGAGAAACCAAGCGCCCTACCAGACAGCGAAAGCCGCTACAAGTTTATACGCTGCTGCGAGGAAGTATTTGTAAATGACGCTGGCGAGTTAGACAGCGATTGCCCGTTTTAGCCTATGGGAGCACACGCACTTTTAAGCCCGTCGGCAGCGCACAGATGGTTACACTGTACGGCGGCCCCGCGTCTGGAAGCTAACGTAGCGGACGAGGGTAGCAGCTTCGCTTTAGAGGGTACTTTAGCCCACGCCTACTGCGCATTAAAACTTAAACAGTTTATGGACTGGCCGACTGACAGCGAGGAAGCCGAAATAAAGCAGCTAAACGACCAGTACCACACCGGCGAAATGGACGAGTACACCGATACGTATAAAACTATCGTACTGGAAAAGTACAACGCCGCGAGAGTAGCGACACCGGACGCCCGCCTGCTGGTAGAAACTAAGTTAGATTTTAGCGAACACGTGCCCGACGCTTTCGGTACTGCCGACGCTATTATTATCGCCGACGGCGTAATGGAAGTTATCGACTTTAAGTATGGCAAAGGCGTAAAAGTATCGGCCTACCGTAACCCGCAAATGATGATCTACGCCCTGGGCGCCTATGATCGCTTTAGCTTCGATTATCGTATAGAGCGCGTACGTATGACTATCGTACAGCCGCGTATCGACAACCTCAGCGAGTACGAAATAGCAGTTAGCGAGCTTATGGCCTGGGTGGACGAGGAACTAACGCCAAAAGCAAAGCAGGCGTACGAGGGTAACGGCCCGCAAGTACCTGGCGAGTGGTGCCAATTCTGCAAAGTAAAGAACTGCTGCCGAGCACTGACCGAGCGCTGCACCAGTACAGCCGCTAACTATCCGGATCCAAAACTGCTAACTGCCGAAGAACTGGCCACCGAGGTACTGCCAAACCTGGCCGTAATTAAAACCTGGCTAACTGGCGTAGAGGACTACGCACTACAGCAGGCATTAAGCGGCGTACAGCTTCCAGGCTGGAAAATCGTAGAGGGCCGAAGCGTCCGAAAAATCACAGATCCCGAAGCGGCAGCCGTAGCGCTTAACCAGGCAGGCTACAAAACTACAGAGATCTACAAGCCGCAGGAACTACGCACGATTACGGAGCTGGAAAAGATGGCCGGTAAAAAGAATTTCGCTGCGATCTGTGGCGAGTTTATCGACAAACCGCAGGGCAAACCGACCCTGGCGCCGGAAAGCGACAAACGCCCAGCTATCGACCCAGTAGCCGACGATTTCAAAGGCATAAACCTAACAGACTAAGACTATGCAGGCGCTTTTTGATTTCGTAATGCAGCACCCGTTTTGGGCTTTGTATCTGGCGATCCTATGCGGAATAGCTATACACGGTTTTAGGACAAACAGAACCTATTACCGAGACAATAACGACGACCAAGAATAAGACGGCCTGGCGTATTCCAGGAGATGATAAAAAGTTTATAGATATGAAAGAAAATCAAGACAAAGTAACCGCAAAGGTTAAGGAACTGGCCGAGACAGTAACGGCCGCAAATGGTAGCGTATTAGTTATCGGTTTGATCGAGGGGGGGGGACGAAAGCTGTGTAATAGCAGCTGTGCAGGGTAAGCCCGTAATGATCACAGAGGCGATAGCAAAGCTGGTATCGAATGACAGCGCCGGTGCCGTGGCTAAAATCATTAAAGAGGGTATGGCCCTGGGCGCGATATTCAAGATCGCCGGCAGACACGCTGATAAAGAAGTAGTAGAAACAGAAACCAACAAGTAAAAAAAGTAAAAGTTATGATTACACCGATCGTAAAAGACAACAAGGTAGTATTTGGCCCGTGCCGCCTCAGCTACACCCACCTATTTAGCAAGTACGCCCCAGAGGGCGATCCAGCTAATGGTAAGTTTATGACTAACGTACTGATCCCAAAGGACGAAAAAGAAACTATAGCCGCTATCCAGCAGGCTATCGAGGCTGGCCGGCAGGCTGCTATCGTATCTAAGTGGGGCGGCAAAGCGCCTAAAAAACTGGATATGCCGCTGCGTGATGGCGACGTAGACAAAGAGGACGACGACGTATACGCTGGCTGCTTTTTCGTGAACGCGAAAAGCAACACCCGCCCAGGTATCGTAGATAAGCACAAAGCGCCTATCGTAGACGAGGACGAAATATATAGCGGCGTATGGGCTATCGTTTCAGTAACATTTTACGGCTACGACGTTAGCGGAAACCGCGGCGTAGCGTGCGGCCTAAACAACGTAATGAAGTTTAAGGACGGCGAGCGCCTGGGCGGTAGAGCCTCAGCAGATACCGACTTTGCGGATATTGATATGGAGGACGACGACGATTTATAAACCACTAACCAAGCCCGCGCGATCCGTCAAACTAAATCTGGACGACGACGTAGTGCAACCGGATAGGCGCGGGCTTTATTTTTCCAAATATGTATAGACTAATTACCGAAATATCGCAGCGCTGCTACCAGACAGCAACCAAGCGCGGAAAAGATACCAGCTGCGTAGGCTGCCTAAAGTATCTGCATACCGAGTTAGGCGAATACTGGAAAGCCGTAGAAGCGGGCAAAATCGCGCCGGATATGGCCGATTTAGTGCAGCAGGCTACCGGACTATCGGACGAAGATTTTACACCGTTTTACAGCGAGAAAATCCACAACACAACCACCGACGAGCTGGCAGATATACTAATAGTGGCCGCGTCCTGGTATGAAGCAGCAAAGATCGGCGAGGGCGACGACTTTAACCCTGGTAAATCTTTAGACGTGCTACTGCTCAGCGGTGCGATCCATTTTGTATTTGACCGTACAAACTGCGACCCTGCCGATATAGAGCTGGTGCGCCAGGTAGTAAATCTTAAAATGAGATATAACGAAACCCGTAACGACTAATATAGTATGCGAGAAATAGGCATAGATATAGAGACCTACAGCAGCAACGATCTAAAAAGCTGTGGCGTTTACAAGTACGTAGAAGCGGACGACTTTACGATACTGCTATTTTCGTACAGTGTAGACGGCGGCGCCGTGCAGTGCGTAGATTTCGCCCAGGGCGAAACGCTGCCGGCTGAGATCCTGGCGGCGCTGAGGGATCCGGCAGTTATCAAAACTGCGTTTAATGCCGCTTTTGAACGTATCTGTATTAGCCGTTATTATGGCTGGCCGCTTATGGATCCTGCGCAGTGGCGCTGCACTATGGTACGCGCTGCACGTATGGGCCTGCCGCTATCACTGGAACAGTGCGGCGAAGTGTTGAGGCTGGAAGATGGAAAAATGAAAGAGGGCAAAACCTTAATACGCTATTTTTCTACACCAACCAAAGGCAAACGCCACCTACCAGCTGACGCACCCGACCGCTGGGAAACTTACAAGCAGTACAATATCCGCGACGTTGAGGTAGAGCAGCAGGTATTAGCCAAAGTGCGACGCCTGGAGCCTGCCGAATTTGACGAACAGCTATACGTAGTAGACCAGCTTATTAACGACCGCGGCGTGCTGCTGGATCGCCAGCTGGCCGAGAACGCGGCCCGCTTCGACGAGGACTACAAAGCGCAGCTGCTGGACGAGGCAAAGGCGCTTACTGGTATGGAAAATCCGAACAGCACTACGCAGCTGAAAGAATACATACGCAAAGTTACCGGCGTATCTGTGGCCACGCTGAACAAAAAGAACCTGGACGAAGTAGAAAGCCTGGTAAAGCACAGCAGCAAAGCACGCCGAGCGCTGGAACTGCGCCGCGAAATGGGTAAAACCTCAAACAAGAAGTACGCAGCTATGCTGGAATGTGTTTGCGCAGATGGCCGTATACACGGGCTTTTACAATTCTGCGGCGCTGCCAGGACTGGCCGCTGGGCTGGTAGACTGGTGCAGGTGCAGAACTTACCGCAGAACCATTTACGCGACCTGGACTACGCCCGCAGCCTGGTAAAGCTGGGCGATTTAGACGATTTCCAGCAGAACTACGCCAACCCTACGCAGGTACTTTCCGAGCTGATCCGTACGGCGTTTATCGCAAAGCCTGGCTGCACGCTGCACGTCTGCGACTTTTCGGCTATCGAAGCCCGCGTAATAGCGTGGCTGGCTGGCGAGCAGTGGGTATTAGACGTTTTCCGTGGTGGTGGCGATATATACTGCGCCACAGCTTCGCAAATGTTTGGCGTACCCGTCCAGAAGCACGGCCCTAACGCAGAACTGCGCCAAAAAGGAAAAATCGCGGTTTTGGCCCTGGGCTATGGTGGTGGCGTCGCAGCCCTGGAAGCTATGGGCGGTAGCCGTATGGGACTAACCCAGCAAGAAGAAAAAGATATTATGCAGCGATGGCGCCAGGCTAACCCGCATATAGTACGCTTTTGGGGCATAATCGAGGCAGCAGCCGTACGCGCCATAAAGACCGGCGAAGCTACGACGATCCACCGCGGTATAGTGGTGGCCTACCGCTGGGGTATGCTGCTAATTACCCTGCCGTCTGGCCGTACTATCTGTTACCCGCGTGCCGAAATAGGTATAGAGCGTAACGACGGCTGGCGTGGCGATCACGAAATTATCGAGTACGAGGGTATGAACCAGGTAACTAAAAAATGGGAACGTATACGAACCTATGGCGGTAAGCTGACCGAGAACGTAGTACAAGCGATCGCACGCGATATACTGGGCCATATCATACTACGCGCACACGATAGCGGGCTAAATATCGTATTTCATATCCACGACGAAATAGTGGTAGAGGCAGAGCCAGGCCAGACACTGCAAGACGTCGAAAGCATTTTTAGCAAACCTATTAACTGGTGCCGCGATCTGCCGTTAAAAGGCGCTGGCTACACGACACCGTATTACCTCAAAGACTGATTTATGACGACCAGAAAATTTTTGCGATTTACCTACGCCGCTATTAAGCGTTACGGCGATAAGACCTGGACGGCCCACACCGGCGTAGTAGAATTTAACCCGACGTATACGGTAAGCTGTAGCGAGTGCGAAAAGGGCAATTTTGGCGACCTGCACGATACCGCCTATATCGTGGAACTATCTAACGGCACTAAGTTTTTGTGCTTTATAAACGACTACTGCGGGCCGGACGACGACCTGCTGAGCGAAAGAGGCGAAACAGCTAATAGCTACGCCGCACGTGCACACCACGAAAAGGTAAGACAGAATATACGATTACTTAATAATACTTACTGATATGCTTACAGAAAAACAAACCCTGCGCTACGATTTGCTAAAAGCAACGCGCTACGAAGTGGCAGCCGCTAAAGCCTGCTACGAGTTTATAACCGGATCCGACAGCCAAACACCAGCTGCACCAGTGGCAGACGTAATACCGGACGGCGTATATTTGGTAATGGCCGACGACAAAAATACGGCCATACTCTACCGCCCAGGTATGCAGCTTATGGCCGAGGAAATAAGCCGCTGTATAGGTATCGGCGTTAAGCAGGGCGGCCGATCGCTGACAGTATCGCTGCGCGACGCTGCCGATGGCGACACAGAGCTAACCACCCAGAAAGGCGGCAGCCGTTTTATCACTAACTACCACGACGCAGTAGCAGACTGGGACGGCGAAGCTGGTACAGCAGATCTGCGCGAGATCCTGCACCCTAATATCAAACTGGGCGAAAAGGAATATATACCGAGCCTGGGCCAGTTGTATTTTATCCTGGCACATTTCCGCGAAATTAACGAAGCACTGAACGCCGTAGGCGGCGATCCTTTGCAGGATTTGTGGTACTGGAGTAGTACCGAGTACAGCGCTACCTACGCGTGGAAGTTGAACCTCAACAATGGCTGCGCGTACACCTGGGGCACTAAGGCAGCGAGCCAGTACAGAGTTAGGGCCGTTTCAGCATTTTTACCGTTAGTAGTTAATCTTTAGTAGTTAATCTTTAGCCCGCCGAAAGGCGGGCACCTTAAAATCCAAATTTCGTATGCTATCTAACACTACTACCAAATACCGCCGACCAGTACGCATAAACAAAGGCGAAGTATACCCGTATGTACCTGCCGGCTATGAAGATGAACTAACCAGGAGCGTAGACCCAGAGTACCTAAATAAACCTATTTACTACTGCGTAGAAGTGCAGGTAAAAATATGGTTTTTCTGGGTTACTGTATGGACTGAGACCTGCAAACCGGACGATCAGGAAACGCGCGAGTATATCGAGAACTGCGCCGAGGAAGTGGCCGAGTATATGAGCAAAGAAGTATAAACGCCTAAAACTGTATAATATGTTAATCCGAGAAAAACAGCTTTCCTTATTTGAGGATCCAGCGCCGGATATGCTGGGGGGGGGTGCCGACTTGCAGTATGGAACACCCGAAACCCAAACGGGCTAAATACCGCGTCTATTTCAAAAACGGAAACTGCCGCGACGTTTGCGGCTGGTGCGTAAAGCGATACCAGGCAGGCGGCGACAGTGCCAAGATTACAGAACGTATCGAGAAACTAACAAAAAAGCTGCTAAAACAAGATGGATAAAGTTTTATTTTCCAGTGCAAACGACGTATGGGCCACGCCGCAGGATCTTTTCGACGAGCTTAACCGCGAATTTAATTTTAACCTGGATCCGTGCGCCCTGCCGGAAAACGCAAAATGCGAAAAGTATTTTACGCCGGCCATAAACGGCATTACAGTGCTGGGGGGGGTACACTGTTTTTTGTAACCCGCCGTACGGTAGACAAATTTATGACTGGGTTAAGAAGTGCTACCAGGAAAGCAAAAAGCCTAATACTACAGTGGTAATGCTGATACCGGCACGCACAGATACTAAGTATTTCCACGAATTTATCTACCACCAGGCAAAGGAAATAAGATTTATAAAAGGACGACTAAAATTTGGATCTGCCAAAAATTCTGCGCCTTTTCCGTCTATGATAGTAATTTTTTAATAATCGGAGTTATGGACGAACAACAAAAAAAATGTGGTAACTGCCTGCTATGCGTACACACCTATTTAGGTGGTGAATGTAGCCTAACCGATAACCCAGTAGACTACGAGCAAGACGGCTGTATAGACCATATACCAGAGGACTAAAATATGGACAAAAAAGATTTTAACGGATCGGTAACAGCCGAGATACCCGCAAAGCTGATGGAAAATTTTTTCCGGCGTTTGGAAAATGAGGAAACGCCACACTGCGTAACAGTGCGTAAAGGCCGCCGAGGTATAAAATATATTACTATTTGTTGCGACGCTAAAGACGTCGTATACTTTAACACTATAGTAACCGATGAAATTAAAGCTAAAATATGACTACACGGTAGACCTGGCCACCGGCCATAGCCGCACGTCTAAAAAATGGCGTAATAGGCACTGGCAGTGGAGCGAGTTACTACAACGCTGTAGCGAAACCCAGCGCACCAGTGAGACTGCCGCCGAATACGCGAAAATGAGCCGCGAGGAACAAAGCAACGTAAAAGACGTAGGCGGTTTTGTCGGCGGCTACCTCAGTGGCGGCGTACGTAAAAATACAAACGTACTGTATCGTAGCGTCGCCACCCTGGATATAGACTACGGCACGCTAAACGTCTGGGAAGATTTCCAGATGGCGTTTAGCTTCGCGGCTATGCTCTACAGTACGCATAAACATAGCGAAAAGACGCCGCGCTATAGGCTGGTATTTCCGCTATCGCGCCAGGTAACGCCAGCCGAGTACGAACCGCTTTGCCGTAAGATCGCAGCCGAAATAGGTATAGATCTTTTCGACGACACGACCTACGAGCTGCCGCGCCTATTCTACTGGCCCAGCACCTCAAAGGACGCCGAGTACGTATTTGAATACCAGGACGGGCCAGCCTGCAACGTAGACCAGATACTGGCGCAGTATGTAGATTACCGCGACGTTAGCGCCTGGCCGGTTAGCAGCAGAGAGGGCGACGTAATAGCCCACGAAATTAAAAAAGCCGGCGACCCTACCGAGAAACCAGGACTAATAGGCGCATTTTGTCGCGCCTATAGTATCGAGGACGTAATAGAGCGTTTTTTATCGGACTACTACGAGCCTACCGGCGCCGATGGCCGCTACACCTACAAGCTGGGAAGCGTGGCCGGTGGCCTGGTTTGCTACGAGGGCAAATTTGCATTTAGCCACCACGAAACAGACCCAGCCAGCCGGCAGCTGTGTAATGCTTTCGACCTTTGCCGTATACACCTATACGGAGCCAAAGACGAGGGCAGCCGCGCCCTGGATATTACCCGTAAACCGTCGTACCTGGCTATGACTGATTTTGCCAGCCAGGATCGTAACGTAAAACTGATACTATCCAGGGACAAACAGCAGGCAGCCGCGGACGATTTCGCCGGCGTAGAACTGCCGGAAGATTATAGCGACGAATGGAAAGCCGATTTAGAGTATAGCAAAAGCGGTAAGCTACAGTGCACGATCGGTAATATAATACTGATACTGGAAAATGACCCAGCACTGCGCGGTCATATCGTCCACGATCTTTTTGCCGGCTACGACGGCGTAGTAGGTGGCCTGCCGTGGAATAAGAACGCGACCCAGTGGACGGACACCGACGACGCTAACCTGCGCGTATGGCTGGAAAAGAACTACGATATAACCGGTAAGGAAAAGATCGCCGACGCTTTAACCGCTGTGCTAACGCGCCACAGTTACCACCCTATACGCGACTACCTCAACGGCTTAACCTGGGACGGTACGCCACGTCTGGAACGCCTAATTATTGACTATATCGGCGCTGAGGACACCGAGCTAAACCGAGTTATGACCCGTAAGCATTTTACGGCCGCCGTTACCCGCGTTTTTAAGCCAGGCTGCAAATACGACTACTGCCTGGTTATGACTGGGCCGGAGGGTGCCGGAAAATCGACGCTGTTAAATAAGATGGGCGGCCAGTGGTTTAACGACAGTATAACTACCACCGAGGGCAAAGAGGGTATGGATCAATTACGCCGCGCCTGGATTATCGAAATGGGCGAGCTGGCCAGTATCAAGCGCAGCGACGTAGAGAGTATAAAAGCCTATCTATCCAAGCGCGTAGATATATACCGCGCAGCATACGCACGTCGCACGGCTGAACACCCGCGGCAGTGTATTTTCTGCGGTACCACTAATGAGGCTTTATTTCTCAAAGGCGATAACGGAAACCGCCGCTTTTGGATAATCGCCGTAGATCCTACGCTGCGTAAATATACAGCCTGGCAGGACGCTATAGACCGCGACCGCGACCAGCTTTGGGCCGAAGCTGTGCACTACTACAAGCAGGGCGAAAAACTGTACCTGGACGACAGACTGGAAGCCCAGGCAAAGCAGCGCCAGGCTGAGTATAACGACGACCACGACGACCCGCTGGCAGATATGCTGCTAAATTTCCTGGACGCGAAGCTGCCGGCCGACTGGGAGACGTACGACCTAAGCAGGCGCCGCGCCTGGTGGCGTGATTCCGACCCGCTGAACGCTGACGGTACAGAGACACGCACCCGCGTATCGGCTGTAGAATTTATCTGCGAGCGAATGGGCCGAGATATGGCCGATAAAGAATTTAAGTACCTGGCCCGAAAGATTAGCAACCTAATAAAAGCGCTGCCGAACTGGGAAAAGGTAAGTACGACCAAACACTGCCAGAACCTATACGGCATACAGCGAGGCTATCGCCGTATCGTTGAGGCCGGCAGTACCGAAGATGACCTATAAATATGGCAAAGGGTATTAAAATAGAGCTGACAGAAAAGCAGGAAAAATGGCTAAAAACGCATTTTTTACATACAAAAAACGCGGAAATAGCCGAAAAACTGGGCATTTCCGAGACAGCAGTACACCGTTTCGCGCGTGCTTTGGGCCTCAAAAAGAGCCGCCAGTATATGGTAAAATGCCAGCGAGCAACAGCCGACGCAGCGCAGCGATCGCACCGACGAAACGGTACGTACCCGCCAAAAGGTTACAAGATACCAGGCAGCGAAAAGTACCAGTTTAAGCCTGGCGAAACCTGCCGCGATAGGATCGGCGCGAAGCGTGAGGCCGAGAGGATCCGCAAAAGTGCAGAGACAAGGAAACAGACCTACAAAAGCGAAAGAGCACGCGCCGGCTGGGGCTTTGAACAGCGTACGAAAATGCGAGTAATAAGGCAGCCCCAGGCTAAAATACAGCTGCGCTACTACTTAAAGAAACGCGGTTATATCGTGGACGACGTAGCGCGTATAGTCTACTATACCGAGACGACAAAACGAGGCAAAAAGATAGAGGCTAAACGGCAGCCGTGGTATAAGTTTATGCCGCTGGATCCGGTAAACGATACGGGCGAAAATCCCGAAAAGGTAAACGGAAACAACGCAGCCGCCGAGACTGGCCGAAAACCGAGAGAGTAAACAAAAAATTTCGTTTACCGCGTCGTTTACTTATTTCGTTTACTGCTTAAAATGCTATAAACCAATAAATAAATATATAAGTAAACGTAGTAAACGATAGTAATATAAATAAAGATATAAATAACGTAATACAGAGATATACAGCATTATTTACACGAAAATAAGCGTACCTACGCGTAAAGGGGTATTATATGTAGAAAATGCGCACCGTTTACGTTTTTCGTTTACAAGATGGAAAAGAAGATAGAAAAAATAGTGAAGCACGCCGAAGTATCGGAAAAAGCCATAGAGCGCTATTTATCCGATAGCGTAAAAGAGCTGGGCGGTATCTGCCTAAAGTATAGTAACCCTGGTATGGCCGGTTATCCGGATCGTATTTGCCTGCTGCCAGGCGGCGTTACTATCTGGGTGGAACTAAAGAGCAAGGACGGCGAGCTGAAAGCTATACAAAAAGTCCGGATCGACCAGCTGCGTAAGATCGGCCACACTGTGTACGTATGCAGCAGCAAAGCTGCGATCGACGAAGTATTAAAACCCTATAAAGCTGCCGCCCTATGATATACAAGCCATACGATTACCAGCGTACCGCTATGCAGTGGATAATAGATAAACCGCACTGCGGGTTATTCCTGGATATGGGACTGGGTAAAACAGTATCTACGCTGACTGCCATACAGCAGCTGATAGACGACTGCGAAATAAGCCGCGTACTGGTGGTAGCGCCTAAAAAGGTGGCCGAAACAACCTGGAGCACCGAGGCCGAAAAGTGGGAACACCTACACGACCTTAAAGTGGTTAAAGTGCTGGGATCCGAAAAGCAGCGCTGTTTAGCCCTGGCCGAAAAAGCAGACGTATACGTAACGGGCCGCGATAATTTCGTATGGCTGGTAGGAAAATACGGCGGCCAGCTTCCGTTTGACGCTATAGTGATAGATGAGCTTACCAGCTTTAAGTCTGCGAAAAGTGAACGATTTAAGGCTATGCGCGTAGCGCTTCCGAGCGTAAAACGCGTTATCGGTTTGACCGGTACACCGGCGCCAAACGGCCTAATAGATTTGTGGGCGCAAATGTACTGTATCGACCAGGGCGAGCGTTTGGGTAAATCTATAAGCCGCTACCGCGAAACTTATTTTGAGACCCACAAATGGAATAACATAGTAGTACGCTGCGACGTGAAAAAAGGCTGCGATACGATCATACGTAACAAGATCGCCGATATATGCCTAAGTATGCAGGCCAAAGACTACCTACAGCTGCCGGATATGATTACGCACACTGCCACTGTGGAACTGAGCAGTAAAACGATGGCGGCGTATGCGAAATTTGAAAAAGAAAAGGTTTTAGAATTTAAGGCCGAGCACGGCGGCGAACCTGCTAACGTACTGGCCAATTCTGCCGCCGGACTGATGAACAAATTAAGCCAGTTTGCTAACGGCGCCATATACGACGAAGATAGGCAGGTACACGCTATCCACGACGAAAAATTAGACCGGCTGGCCGAGATCGTCGAAGCTGCTAACGGCAGCAGTGTATTAGTGTTTTACCAGTATAAGCACGATATACCCAGGATCACTGCAAAGCTGAAAGGCTATAAAGTACGTACCTATGAGGGCGAAAAAGACCTAATAGACTGGAACGCCGGAAAGATAGACGTACTACTGGCCCACCCTGCCAGTACAGCGTACGGCCTCAATATGCAGCAGGGCGGCCACTATATAGTCTGGTTTGGTACTGGCTGGAACCTGGAGTACTACCAGCAGGCTAACGCCAGGCTACATAGGCAGGGCCAAAGGTACCCAGTAACCGTATATAAGCTGATATGTAGGGGGACTGTAGACGAGAGAGCAGCCGCCGCACTGGATAGTAAAAAGGGAGTGCAGCAGGGCTTATTAGATAGTTTGAACTACTTAATACGTAAACACAGTGAGCAATAGAAAACGGGTAAATATATCGGTAGATCCAGAGACCTACGCGAAGTTACAGCAGCTAAAGCAGGCATACGGGTTTAGTAATGTTTGCGAGCTGGTGGTAGCTTTCGTGCATATACTGTTAGACCGTATGGAAGTAGCAGAACAGCGAAAGTATGATTTACCGGACGACAACGGGAAATACATAGATCAAATGTTTGACGATCTGGGCCACGTAGAGAGAACGCCGGACGGTACCGTACCAGTAAGACACCACACTAAACGACCTAAGTAATGGCAAAGGATAAGGACTACCAGCGACTGATCAATACAAGCCAGTGGCTACGCCTGCGACGCGATACACTGACAGCGCACCCACTTTGCCAACGCTGCCAGGCTGAGGGAAAGATAACAGCAGCTACCGAAGTGCACCACGTACGGCCAGTAGAGGAAGCGATAAACTACGCGGAAAAGCGCCGGCGTATGTATGACCCAGCCAACCTACGCGCCCTATGCCACGACTGCCACGTGAGGACACACACAGAGGCAGGGCGTAGCGGGCGTGAAGCAACAAAGAAGCGAAACGCTGAGCAGGTGGCCCAGGTAATAAAAAAAATTTTTGGCGACGGCTGACTAAAGACGGGGGCCTATTTTTTAAGAGGGGTACACGCCGTTAAACCTCGCCCCCACCTTTGAGCGACCGCGGGTAAAATTTTGGATTTGCGGAACTTTGGCCCGATTTCCAGAGAACCGCCCGAAATTTCCAGGATCCGCGCAAAAATTTACAGAAAACGACTGAAAATTTACAGAATATGGCAAAAAGTGTAGCAGATTACAAAAAAGAGATCGTGCGACAGTTGAAAGCTAACGGCACCTACAGTAAGGGCCTGGATATGCAAATTATTTCGCTGGCCTCAGCTATGCGTAATTTGGAAATGGCTAACGCGCAGATCGACGGGCTGACCGAGACGACCGTATGGGAAACGACCCGATACGGCGAGAAGCTGGCGCCACACCCAGTATTTAAGATCGCCAAAGAAGCCCAGGAAATGATAACGCGACAAATGAAAGCGTTAGGACTGACCGCAGAGGAACTGGCCGGCGGCGTGGACGACGACCCGCTGGCAGATCTTACAAAGAAGCTGAACAAAAAGCGCAAAGCACCAGTAGTAATTAAACCAGGCGAACCAGAAACAGACGCGCAATAATGACCGAGGAAGAAAAAGACAGACTACGCCAGGCGAAAATAGACGTTACCGAAAAGCTGGCAAATATGCAGATAGACCGTTACCGGTTATCCGACGTGGATAGCCGGCTGGACGACTACGTGCGTGAGGTGGCGACTAACCCAGACGGGCACAACCTATACGAGCAGCTGGCCGTAGCGCTGTTTTTCCAAAAGTGCGACCGCTACGGCATAAACGCTACCGAAGTATGGCGGTTTTTCGATCTGTACGAAAGCCTATATTTTCCTGGTAAGACTGGCCAGCAGCGCTATAAGCTGACGCCGGTACAGTGCTTCCAGTTTGCCAATATACACGCGTTTTGGCAAGATGGCCGCCGCGTAGTGCGCGAAGTAGTGCTATACGTACCGCGTAAGTTTAGCAAGACGACCAGTACGGCGTCCCTGGCTATCGACGATTTACTATACGGCGACGCCAACGCGGAAAGCTACACCGGCGCGAACAGTAGCGACCAGGCTAAAAAGTGTTTCGACGTTATCCGCGGCTGTATGCGCAAACTGGATCCAAAGGAACGGCGCTACACCATAAACGAGCAAACGATAAAAAGCCGCCGAAAGGATCGCAGCGCATTTGCTCAGTGTTTGACGGCCAACGCCAGAACCAAAGACGGACTAAACGCCAGTACGGTAATTATGGACGAGTTTAGCCAGGCCCGCGATAGCGACCTGCTAACTGTGCTAACTACGTCTATGGGCGTGCGCGAAAACCCACTAACAGCCATTATTACTACCGCGTCGGACGTTTTCGATGGGCCGTTTTACGAAATGCTGCAAGGCTACAAAGCTGTACTGCTGGGCGAATATGACGACGACACCGTATTTGCGCATATATTTGAGCCGGATATAGACGACGCCGAGGACGACGAAAAGACCTGGTATAAAGTGCACCCGCATTTAGGTATAACGGTAAATATCGAGTTTTACCGCCAGGAGTACAAAAAGGCGCTGCGCGATGGCTCAGAGGCTATGTTAGCTTTCCGTACAAAGCTGCTTAATATCTACGCCGAAAACGAACAGCGCAGCTGGATTAGTAGCACGCTGGCCCGCCATATCAGTAAGCCGCTGGCGCTGGATGGTATCAAAGGCCGCCCGGACGCTATGGCCGCTATAGACCTTTCCGAAAGCGACGACTTTAGCGCCGTTACTTTCGGTATGTATAGCCCTGAGGGTAAAAGTTTCTTTTTCCATACGGCCTATTTTTTTCCTGAGGGCGCGTTAAAGGGACACGTAAACGAAAAGCTATACCGGGTCTGGGTAGAAAAAGGTTATCTGATCCTGACACCGGGCGACGTTATAGACTACCGGGTAATCGTAAACTACATACTGAAAGTTAATAAATACGTCCGTATACTCAGGATAGGTTACGACCCGTGGAAATCGCAAGAGGTAATAAATATGCTGGCCGCGTCTGGTGCGTCTAACGTGCTGGCGGGCGTAAAGCAGACCTACGGCACGTTTACGGCCCCGGTAGAGTCCTTTGAGCACGGCGTTAAAACGGGCCATATCTTTATAAACGACAACCCTATAAACGCCTACTGTTTCGGTAACGCCGTGCTGGATACGGATAAGCTGGAAAACTGCAAGCCTATAAAACGTAAGCACAGCCAGAAGATAGACGGCGTAATTACTAAACTTATGTGTATGCGCTTATTTATTGATTATGAGCGCTAAGCCGTTACGAATTGTAACGTTTTCAGGTAATGTTAGACGTATTCGGGTACCAGATACCGGGTTTTACGCGTATAGTAGAGGACCAGATTATTTTTATATGGGTTTACTGGATACTATACGAAATACGTTTAGGCGCTCTGCGCCTGACACCGGCAGCGGTGCTCAGGCTCCACAGCAGCCGCAGGCACAGGCCGAACCTAGCGCAGCGCGTCAGGGTAGAGACCTGTATACCCTGCCGCTGGTGCAGAATACCGCGCTAAACGTGGCTACAGTTTACCGCTGTGTAAACTTTCTGGCCGATAAGGTGGCAAATCTGCCGCTGCAATATCAGAGACTGAAAGGCGATATTTTCGCTAACGACGTTAATAGCCGCCTGCACTACCTTTTAACCGTGCAGCCGTCCGAGAACCTTAGCGCGTTTGACTTTTGGTGGCTGGCTGTAAACTATATGCTGCTGAAAGGTAACGCGTATATAGTGCCGGTCTACGATCCCGTTACTATGGACTTTGCCCGGCTGGTTATAGTTAATCCGCAGTGCGTAGCCCACGATACGATAAACGACACCTACACGGTAAACGACGTAGAGGCCGGTATATCGGGCGTATACTTTGAGGACGAAATTATACACCTCAAAAACTACACGCGAGACGGTAAGCACGGTATTAGTACGCTGACCTTTGCGCGTACCGTGCTGGAGATCGCTACCACCGGCGACGCTGAGACGCTTAACCGCTTCCAGAACGGCGGTAACGTCCGCGGTATCGTATCCAACGACACCAGCGTACGCGGCTTTGGCGAATATCAGGACACCGAGCTACAGAAAACGGCTACAGATCTGGACGAAAGGTTTAGAGCTGGCGAGCGTATAGTATCGCTGCCCGGACAGGCGCAGTTTAACCCTATCAGCCTTAGCAGTACGGATATGCAGTTTTTGGAAAGCCGCAAGTTTACCGTACTGGATATTTGCCGCTTTTTCGGCGTGCACCCGTCGTTTGTCTTTGAGGACACCAGCAGTAACTACAAATCCGCTGAGCTGGCTAACGCCGCTTTCCTGAGTGATACGTTAAACCCGCTGCTGCGCAAGATAGAGGTAGAGTTACTGCGTAAGTTGGTAGCACCGTCACTGGCTACTAAACGCAAATTTGAGTTTAACCGCGCCCAGCTCTACGCCTGCGACCTCAACAGTAAAGTAAAGTACCAGACAGCAGCTATAGCCGCAGGTATCTACACTGTAAACGAGGTGCGCCGGGAAGAAAACAAGCCCGCCGTAGAGGGCGGCGACGTGGTATTTATTTCCGCGAACCTCAAAAGCATTTTGGATACTGGCACCACCAGCCCGGCACCGGCAGCCAAAGAACCAGAAAACGATAAAGAAGATGGAAAAGAAGATGAATAAAAACGCTGTCGTACAGCGTATGTTACACGTAACCGGCCTGCACGTACGCGAGGCTGGCGAGGGCGAGGCCGCCAGCCGTACTATTACCGGCTACGCGATCCTGTTTAACGTCCGGTCTGCCCCTTTGTGGGAATACAGCGACGAAATCGCGTACGAGATTATCGCACCGGAAGCCGTTACCCGCGAGTTTCTGGATACCTGCGATATTAAATTTACAATGTTTCACAACAGGCAGCTAATCTTAGCCCGCAGCACTAACGGCAAAGGTACGCTGTCTTACAACGTGGACGAAAAGGGCGTTAGCTTCGAGTTTGACGCGCCTAACACCGTGGACGGCGATAAGGCCCTAGAGCTGGTACGCCGTGGCGATATTTCCGGCTGTAGCTTTATGTTTTCTACCCACTACTACGACGACGCGTACGTAACCCGTGACGTGCAGCGCGTAGATGGCAGGACCGAAATAACCTACACCGTCCGCACTATTACCGGTATCTACGACTTTACGCTAGCCGCGGATCCTGCCTACCCAGACACCAGCTGCGAGGCAGAGGCACGCGAGGTTATTAGCGTGCTGCGCAAAGCAGCTGAGCCGCAGGAACCGGCAAAGGATGAAAAGAAAATACGTGAGCAGGTGCGCGAAATGCGTAACGCTGCAAATCATAGTATGTTTTAAGTTTAACCCTAAAGTTTTTTGCTTATGCACAAGAACACCGTAAACGTGCGCAGTTTGGTAAACAAGTATCAGGCAAACTGTGACCGTATCAGCGAAATCGCTGATTTATGCGAAAAAGAGCAGCGCGAACGCACCGAGGCAGAAACCAAAGAATTTGAAGCGCTGGCCCGTGAAAACCAGCTGCTTTCAATGAGGTTGCAGGCCGCGGCAGCTGAGCACCTGCGCGAGAACCCTAACGCCCGCGAGGACGCGGCTAAGATTATCCGCGAGAACGCGGCTAAGGGCGCAAAGACAGAAATTACCTTTGTCCGTGAGATTATGGTAGTTTCTGACGTTAAGGACGGCGGTATTATCCCGCTTAACATTCAGGACATTTTGGAGCCGCTTACCGAGGGCTTCATTTTGGACAAAGTGGGCCTGCCTATGCCTACCGGTTTGGCTGGCGACTACGTATGGCCTGTCTACGAAATGGTAGAGGCTACCGTACTGGGCGAGGGCGCAGCGCTCAGCGACACCAAGATACCGTTTAGCAAACTTTCTGCTAACCCTGCCCGCGTTGGTATCGCTATCCCTGTTTCTAACCAGAGCCTCAACCAGACAGACGGTCTGCTTGAAACAATCGTTAAGAAGGTTATGCCTCAGGCTGTCCGCGAGCTGCTTAACAAGATTTTGTTTAGCACCGCTGCTGTCAATCAGGCTGCCCAGACCGCAGGACTGGTGGGACCTTTCGTTAAGGCGCTCGATACCAAAGTATCGCTGTCCGCTACTCCTAAGTTTAAGGAGCTTAACCGCAAGATGAAAGCCGCTGTACTGGCTACCGGTATTGACGGCCAGCACCTTTGCTGGGTAATGAGTAAGGCTATGGAAGCCGAGCTCGAGGGCGAGCCTATCAACGAAAAGGGCGTATTTGTCCCTATCTGCAAAGATCACGTTATGTGCGGTCTCCCTGTCTACACCTCTAACGCTATCCGTAAGGTGGAGAAATCCCACCAGAAATATACCGTTACCGAGGGTACCGGTGCGTGGGCCGCTTACACGCTTCAGACCAGCGATACCGTTACCTATAAGGTAGTGGGCGACAGCATCGCTAACGCGCTTGCAAACGTAACCACACCTCAGGACGGACAGATAGCCGAGGTTACGGTTATTACCGAGTATATCGGACTGGGCGACTGGCGCTACCAGCCTATGGGCCTTTTCGGTGCGCTCCGTTTCGTCGTAGACCCTTATTCTCAGGCACGCAAAGACGCAGTAGACTTTGTGCTTAACTGCGACTACGGCACCAAGACCCTGAGGAAGGAAGCGTTTATTATCGGCGAGGTGGCCGCTGCGTCTAACTAATCTAACCTGACGCTTTCTGATTATGGCTACAGTGGATTTGGCACTACTGAAAAAGCACGTAAACGCTGACGACTTTACGGCAGATGATACGTATTTGCAGCACCTTTTAGACGCTGCGGAAGCCCACGTTATCGGTATGACAAACCGCACAGCAGCTGAGCTTATGGTACCGGGGTCCTCTGAGGGGACCACGGTGCTACCGGTTCAGTTACAGCAGGCGGTTATTATGCTGGCCGGGCACTGGTATAACCAGCGCGAGGCTGTTAGCGGCGTGCAGATGGCCGAAGTGCCATATACACTGCAAGCCCTAATTAAACCGTATCGAAAATTAGTGAGCGACACCGAAGTATGAGAGCCGGCGCGATGAAATATAAATTAGAGCTGCTGAAACCTAAGCAGACGACCGACCGAATGGGAGCCGAGCGCGTGGTATATGAACCTACGCGAACCGTGCACGCAGAACGCGTAACGACCACCGGCAACCGTAGCGAGGAAGTGGGCGAACATTTCGCAGCTTACAGCGCGCAGTTTAATATACGCGACGCGCACCCGATCGCCGAGAACTGGCGAGTACGGCAGCTGGGCGGCTATTTATACACGGTGGTAGCGATTATCCCTAATTTGGATCGCGGCTATAATACCCTGGTATGCGACCGAGTTAATGAATAGTTACCAATGGCCAGAGATATAGACTACGACGACAGAAATTTGCAGCAGCTATTTGCTGATTTGGAGCCAAAACGTAGGCTGCAAGCGGTAAAAGGTGGATTTCGTAAAGAAGCAAACCGCGTCCGCAAAACTGCAATAAATAACCTACGTAGCAGTATCCGCACTGACAAAGATCTGGAAAAGGGCGTGCGCGCTATAGTATTTAAGCGTAAAGCCGGTTTTCGGGTTACTGTAGGAACTAAAAAAGCTGGCAAAAATGGTAAGGGCGAAGCGGGATTTCATACAAACCGCCAGGGACTGAAAAAACCGATACTAATATGGGCCGAGGACGGAACCGAAGAGCGTAAAACAAAGCCGAAGCAGGGCACGCGCAGACGTGCTGCCAGGCTGCGAGCTTCGCACCGTACCGGACGTATGAAGCGATACGGTTTTATGGCGCAGACGCTAAGCAGCGTACGCGATACAGTAACCGCCAATATCCACGAAATGGTAACAGAGAACGTACAAAAAGTAGCTAAAAAGTATGGCTGTAAATAAATCGAGCCTCAGCGCGGGCGAAATTATACGCGCTGTATTAGTTGAGGATCCGGAAGTGGCCGCCAGGACTACAAAGGTTTACCCAGTAGTAGCGGACGAAGCAAAGCTGCCGTATATCGTTTACCGACGTACCCAGCTGGAGCAGGACGCAATAAAGGGCCGCCGAGGTGCCGATACAGTAGGTATCGAGGTTATCTGCTATACTGAGCAGTACACCCCAGGCGTAGAGCTGGCCGAAGCGGTACGCGACGCCCTGGACGGTAAGCAGGCCACAGTAGACGGCCTGGTAATGCGTAGCTGCCATTTGACGGATAGCGAGGAAGGCTGGCAGGACGACGCCTTTATGCAGCAGTTAGTATTCACAGTTAAAATGTAACAAACGATATGACAAAAACTGGATATTGTAATGGTAGCGATATGCTACTTTACGTAGGCGGTAAGGCTATCGGTAGCTGTACCAGCCATACCACTACGTTTAACAGCGAGACCAAAGAACGCGCAGTAAAGCCCGTGGCCAGTGCAGCTATGGCAAGCGGCCTATGGAAGAAAAAAGGCGTTATCGGTTTGTCTTACTCTATTAGTGCAGAGGGTTTGGTATTCTACAACGAAACCGAATTTGGCTACAAAGCACTGGTAGCAGCGTGGAAAGCCGGTAAATCCGTAGAGGTTAAATGTATGGAGCGCGAGAGCGAAACACCGTACCTGGCTGGTATGTGTGTTATCGCTTCGCTGGAGCGTACAGACCCTGCGCAGGACGATAGCACCTACAGTATTAGCCTGGAGAACGACGGCGAGCCTACAACGCTGGACGAAACCGCTATTACTGAGGAAACAGAGGAAACAGAGGAAACAGAAGCAACCGAGTAAATTTTAGTCTATGGCTAAGATAGAAGTAACCATAAATAACGTAGCATACCCCTGCCGTCCAACGATGGGGGCTATGCTACGTTTTAAGAAAGAGACCGGCAAAGAAGTTACCGAAATGGACGCTACCAGCTTTACCGAGCTGTGCACGTACCTATACTGCTGCGTGGCTTCGGCCTCAGCTGCTGACGGCATACCGTTTAGTATGTCGTTAATGGACTTTGCCGACGCACTTAACCCCGACGATATGACCGCGTGGGCCGCAAAAGTGCAAGCAGATAACACCGTTACAGAGGGTGCCGAGGGCGAAAAAAAAAGTTAAAGCCTAAAGGCATTTACGATTTATTAGGTATCGCGCTGGGCTGCATACGGCTAACGTACGACGAGTTTTGCAAAATGGATTTTGCCGAGTTTGCCGCCGTCTACAAAGCCTATGCAGAGCAGCGCGATACTGATTTTAAGGATAGATGGGTGCGTATGCGATTACTGGCGACTATCGTAATACAGCCGCATTTAGCCAAAGGTAAGAAGATTACACCGGAAAAGTTACTGCCGTTTCCGTGGGAAAAGACCCAGAAACGCAGCGCTAAAAAGGGCAAAGGCCAGGAACTGACCCCAGAACAGCAGCGTAAACGTATGGCAGAATTAGTTAAGAAATTAGGCGACGAAATGATATAAAACTATGGCTGGTAAAAGTACAATTAGCATAACTTTTAAACTGGACAGCGACGGCAAAGGTTTTAAGGATCTGGCCAACGACGCCGAGGGCTTAAAAAAGGTTATAACCTCAACCGTTACCGAGGCGCAGCAGCTGAAAGGTAACGTTATAAATTTTGCTGCGCTGGCTACTGGCATAGACGCGGCGCAGCGCAGCTTTAACCAGTTGCAAGCGGGTATGCAAAATTTGGCAGACGCTTACGCCGTCCAGGAAGTAAACGAAACCCGATTAGCTACCGTTATGCAGCAGCGTATGGGCGCGACGGCCGCCGAGATCCAGAGCATTAAAGACCTGGCCAGCGCCCAGCAGGAATTAGGAGTTATCGGCGACGAAGTGCAGCTATCCGGAGCGCAGCAGATCGCCACATTTTTGAATGAAAAAGCGAGCCTGGAAACTTTGCTGCCGGCGATGAATAATTTGTTAGCCCAGCAAAAAGGACTAAGCGCTACCACGCAGGACGCTATTAGCGTGGGTAACTTGATGGGTAAAGTAATGCAGGGCCAAACCTCAGCGCTTACGCGCGTGGGTATTACTTTCGACGAAGCCGAGGAAAAGGTACTGAAATACGGAACCGAAAGCGAGCGCGCGGCTATGCTGGCCCAGGTTATTACTAATAACGTGGGTAATATGAACGCCCAATTAGCGCAGACCGAAAGCGGAAAGCAGCAGCAGTTAGCTAACCGGTTAGGCGATATTAAAGAGCATATCGGCGGCCTGGTAAATGGTGCTTTGCCGTTTGTTACGATCGCGGCGCAGTCTACGCAGGCACTGGCCAGCATTACCACACTGGTAGGCGGTATTAAAACCCTATCGACAACCTTATACGCCAGCGCTAAAGCGTTTGCAGTATCTACCGCGGCGTTTGTTAAAAACAAAGTAGCAACCCTGGCGGCGGCAGCTGCGCAAAAGGTAGTAACCGCGGCTACTACGGTATGGACGGGCGTACAGAAGATCTTAAACCTGGTGCTGACTGCAAACCCGATAGGCTTAATTATTACGGCTATCGGTGCACTGGTTACAGCCATTATCGCGGCATACAATAACTGCGAGGGCTTCCGGCAAATCGTCGATAAAGTCTGGGAAGGTATAAAGCCGCTGGCTAACGCCATTATGAACGGTTTGGCTAAGGCTTTCGAGTGGCTGGTAGAAAAGTGTAAGGAAGCCTGGGAATGGCTTAAAAACATACTGGGCCTGGGCGGTAAAAAAGTAGAGGTAGCAGTAGAGGTTAGCAAGCCTAAAGCTGCGCCAGCTATGGATCTGGGCGAAACAAAAGCGAAATACGCTAACTACACGCCAACAACAACCGGCGGCGCGACTACGCCAAAGGTAGCAGCGCCAGTATGGGACGATAACGCCAGCACGTTAAAGGCTATTACGGGAAATATCCAGATACTGACCGATAAGCTGCAAACGGCGAGCGTAGAGGAAGCAGCCATAATTAACCAGCAGATCGCGCACTGGAAAGCTAAAGCCGACGCGATCGAGGACGCCGGCAAAGCTGCGGAAAATAATACGCCGCTGTGGAAAGAGGACGCGGCCACCCTGCAAGATATTAACGGAAATATCCAGATACTGACCGATAGGCTGCAAACGGCTACCGTAGAGGAAGCCGCCCTAATTAACCAGCAGATCGACGCCTGGAACGCTAAAGCCGACGCGATCCAGAACGCGGGCAAAGCGTCGCAAAGCGCCGTACCTGCCTGGAAAGCTGAGGCCAGCACGCTAAAAGATATTAGTACGAATATCCAAATACTAAATAGCCAGCTGGAAACAGCGACTATAGAGGAAGCAGCGCTAATTAACCAGCAGATCGCAGCCTGGAACGCTAAGGCCGACGCGATCCGCAACGCGGGAAAAGAAGCCGAGAAAACCGGCCAGTCTACGGCTAATAGTTTGATACAAGGCTGGGGCGCTATTAAGGGTATGGCCAGTAGCGTAGAGAGTATAACCGAGGCGCTGAAAGGCAACGGCAGCGCGTGGCAGATTGTCGTAGGTATTGTAGATGGCTTTATAGGCTTATACGAGGGTATACAGACTATTATAGGCATTATTAACCTGCTGACCGCTGCCAGTGCCGCGCACGCTACTACTAAGGGCGTCGAAGCTGCGGCCGAGACAACCGAAGCGACAACCAGGGCGACCACAGCAGCCACCAACGCGGCAGCGTCGGCAGCTACCATTACCGCCAATAAGTTAGAAGCTGCGAGCTTTAAGGAATTAGCGGCAGCGCAGTATATGGCAGCGCACGCGTCGATCCCGTTTGCGGGCTTTGGTATTGCTATGGGCTTTACTACTGCGATGATGGCCGCAGTAACGGCCGCTGGTATTCCTATGCTGGCCGATGGTGGTATAGCTTCCGGCCCTACTTTGGCGATGGTGGGCGAATACGCGGGCGCGTCTGGAAACCCAGAAGTAATAGCGCCGCTGGATAAGTTACGCGGTATGCTGGCTGAGCCTGCCGGCTTCGATTTCGGAAAGGTAAAATTTGAGATCAAAGGCCGCACCCTGGTAGGCATTATCGAAAAAGAATATAACATAACAAAGCGAGGCTAACCGTATGAAGTATTTACGATATAGTGGCGAATTTCTCAGCGTGGCCGGCGTAGTCTGGCGCGCTGAGATTATGCAGGAAGCAGACGCAGCATTTGAAACCGTCGGCGTCCTGGAGTTTGACGCAGACCAGCCGCTGGTTATCGAATGGGGCCACAAAAGCAAAGAAGAAGTTATTTGCGGATCCGTGGCCACGCTAAAGATAATAAGCCCTGGCGACAGAACGTACGAAGATTTATACAGTATCGACGTCGGCCGTATACGCCTGGACGTATACCGTAACGACCGGCTGTACTGGAGTGGCTGTATAGATACAGAGTTTTACGAAGAACCATACGAGCAGGCCAACGGCTACAGCGTTATGCTGACGTTTAGCGATTTTGGCGTGCTGGATCGTCTCAAATACGAGCTGGCAGGTATGCAGACACTGGCCGACCTGGTTAGCTATTGCGTAGGCCGCAGCGGTATTATTTGCGCAGGTATCGACGACAGCCTAATAAGCACCCAGATAAGCGCCGGCAGTGGCGCTTTGGGTTTGTCGGATCTTAAAGTGCGTAGCGACAATTTCTACGACGAGGACGGCGAAGCCTCAACACTGGCCGAAGTTATCGAGGGTATTTTACAACCGCTGGCCCTGCGTATGGTACAGCGCGCCGGTAAGGTATACGTATACGATATTAACGGCCTATATACTAAGGCTACTACAAAGCCTATCGAGTGGGACGGTGCCAGCCAGGAAATGGGCGTAGATACAGTATACAATAACGCAAAAATAACCTGGAACACCTACGCCCAGAGTGGCAACCTATCGCCCGAAAACTGCTGGAGCGAGGACGTAGCAGTGGACGCGTCTAAAATGGCGCTTAACAATGTATACGGAGGCAGCACAGCAGACGCGCAGTATTTTTCTTACCATTACAGTACGTCGTTAAATGACTGGATAGACGCTACCGACTGCGGTTTTACTATATGGCTATCGAAAAAAGGAAATAACGCCGAGCTGGTGCACAAAGACGCGCGCTATTTTAAGATAGTGCCGCAGTATGACGGCACCGAAAGCGAGGGCGTAGCCATATACTGGAAAGCTGTAGCGGGTATTAAGGTGGGCGATAAAAATAACTGGCAGGCGAATTTCCAAAGTATGGGTTATGGCGTTACCAGTATGCCAGGTGGCCCGAACCCTGGCGCCCTGGATAATATAGGCGGCATTATCTTTAAGACTACGCCAGTATGGGTGCCGCCCGTAGATAACGCAGGCGATTTGTTGCTGCGCGTGCGTATGGATATGCTGATGGATCCGCGCTTCAATCCGTTTGAAAGTGCGGCTAATTTAATGGCCTATGTAGAGCAGAAAGACTGGCACAGCCAGTTTAATACCTACGGTAACTTTATCTACGTGCCGGTTACTATAAAATTCCAGCCGGACGGCAGCGATACGGTATACGTATGGAGTAACCAAAGCGAAGTAAAGCGCGCAGTAAGCAGCCCTATTACAACCCTGGCCGGAACCTACGGCAGCTGGAAAGTATACAGCGGCGACGCAAACCCTAACGCCTGGGGCTATTTGTGCTATTACGACGCCAAAGACCATTTAGACACCAGCGGCGTATTAGGCTGGAAAATGAACCGGCCCGCAATTAACCCGCATAAACAAAAAACCATATCTATTTTGACTAACGCCGAGGACGGCCAGTACATACCGTACCCGAACTACGGCGGCGGTGGCGGTAAACTTTGGGTAGAAGTACGCGACGAGGGCTGGGAAATTGTAAACGAGGGCACCGAACTATCGAAAGCCGAGAACGGGCCTAAATCGCTGTGGGGTAAGGTTAGCTGGATCCTGGCGAAACTGCCGGAAATTGAGATAATGAACAGCAGCCAATTTGACCAGACAATTAACACCGACGACGTAGAGTATGACGCCGAGATTAACAGCGCTGCTAAAGAGGCTATCGAAATAGACACTATTTGCGGAACCAGCGCCGAGGGCGTACCGACGGCGCGCGGTGCCTATTTCAATACCTCAACGGGTAAGCAGATTAAACAGCTGACCAGGGCGGGACGTACCAGCCAGGTAGAAGATCTGCTAATAGGCACACTATACAGCCAGTTTGCACAGCGACGTACGACGTTAAGCGGCGAGGCGGTAATAGCAAGCGACCCGATGGAGATTTACAGCGAAGCAAACCAGGGCGATAAAAAATTTATGATCGTTGAGGACGTACAAGACGTGCGCCTGGATTGCAGCGAAGCCACCTACGTAGAGATTAGACCGGACGAGTATAAACGTAATAACGAGTAAACGATATGGCTATATATGAGCTGAAAACCTACAAACGTGGTGCCCGCCCGCGCAGTAAGCGTCTGCGCGAGCTGGGCGGCACCGGTACTGCTGGTAGTGGCAGTACCATAGTAACCGTAACTGGTGGCGGTAACGTGGTTAGCCCGATGGATCACAGCCACGACAACAAAAAAGCGTTAGACCAGATTAGCACCGACGCTAACGGCTACCAGTATTTAACGCTGGAAAAAGAAGCTACCGACGACCAGGGTAACGCGATTATAGAGCAAACGACCGAAAAAGTTAAGGCCGGATTTGCAGACGTGGCGCAGGATCTATCCGAAGATAGCCCAGTGCGCCAGCAGTTTTTATCGCGTCTGGCCGACGACGTAGCCAAAGGTAATATAACCTTTGAAAAAATGATTACGACGCTGGGCCTGGCCATATTCCAGGGCGGCGCCGAGTACGGCCAGTTTGTAAAATCACTGTACGCGGGTATGGGTGCCGGTATCGACGCCCAGGGTAACGCTGAATTTGAGAGCGTACGCGTACGTAGTTACTTTGAGTGCCTGGAACTTATTATTAACCGTCTATCGGCCATAGAGGGCGACCAGATACTGACCGAGGGCGACACGATCGAAAGCGTGGACGATCTGGGCGACGGCTGCTACGGTTTACACCTTAAAAGCAAGTGGGACGGATATTTTACCGCCCAGTACCCTAACAACGTACTGAAAGGTATAGTTAATACCCTGGCTGCCGGCAGCGGCGTTTACTATACCAGCTGGCTAAGGGTAAACAGCGTAAATACGGCTAATAACTATATCGAAGTATCGCTATATCCGGACGACGAAACACCAGCCGGCCAGAATTACCCGCCGTGCGAAATGATGAAGATAGCGCGCTGGGGAAACCAAACAGACGAAACCCGCCAAAGCTGTATTTATCTATCCAGCACTGAGGGCCGAATAGTAAGGCTAACCGGCGTAACTAAACCGATTATCGACGCCACTAACTACGGCGCCACTTTCGGCACGCTTCCAGAATTTCTTAAAAATATGGATCTGCCGCTGGTTGAGCACCAGGACTACGTATACGCGCGCGGTTTGATCGTCCAGGATATTATACGTATCGACTACCAGGGTAAACCGATTAGCGAAGTAGTAGACCGCGGCGCCTGGAAAGAGGGCGAAGCCTACTACAGCGGAACGCTGAACCCTACGACCGGCAAATACGAAATATCGGACGTCTGGTATATGGGCTGTAAATATCGCTGCGCTAAGACTGGAACTACTACCGCGCCCGCCTGGAATAATACCGACTGGGCGATGGTTGAGGGAAACCCAGAGTTTACCGTAGAGTTTGCAGATACCGACTATATTTTTGATCCGGACAGATTTAACCTAACACTGGCCATTATAGCCAAGCTGTATAATATGGACGTAACGGCCGATATACTGGACGCAGACGTGCAGTGGACGCGCTACAGTGAGGACGCCGCCGGCGCGGAACGCGTGGCCAGCGATCAAGCCTGGGCGACAAAGAGAGCCGGCGCGGGTAAATCTATAGAGCTGACAGCAGCCGACTGCGATTTTAACGGCTACGTACCTAAAACCCTAAAATTTATAGCGACTGTTACCCTGCGCGATGGTATGGGAAACGAAGCGGGTACCGAAAGTGCAATTTTTCAGTATTAGTAGAAAGCTATAGCAAATGAAAACGAAAAGATTTGATTTTAACTGGAAACCGTTACAGCTGCAAATTTCCTTTGCGGTAGACGGCAGCGTGCCGGATAAACAGAACTATAATGCCGACGCGCAGGAATATACGCCAGACTATACGCTGACGCCGTTAATTATCCAGCCTAACGTATCTATACTGGATAAAGACGAAGTGCTGCCAGCCGGCCGCATTAACCACGCACTGGCAAACGTGCGCTGGTATGAAAACATTAACGGCGTATCAACCTTAATAGCGGCCGATAATGCGAACTACGAAATAACGACCAGCGGCGGTTATAACGGCCGTATCAAAGTAAAGCGAAACGCTGCACCGAAAATACCTATTACGCTGGAGTTTTACGCCGAGTATACAGATACGCGAAATAGCCAGCTAATGATCATAAAAGGTACCTACCAAATTAGCTGTAGCAGTGCGTCGGATCTGGTACGCGTGGAGCTTAACGCTGCCGACCAAACCGTATTTAATCCGCTGGCCGACGCTGCCACGCAGACCGTAACAGCTACCGTATGGGTGGCAGATAAGATCTGCGACGCGAGCAAATACGCGCTGGTTTGGGAAGTAATGGGCGAAGATAATACCTGGCATACAGTAGGCAGCGACGACGTACTGGACTACGACGTAACGGCTGCTGGTAATACGGCTACGATAAACCGCTGGCTGATGGGTACGGAAATGCGCCTGCGCTGCCGCTGTAAATACAGCGCTGCCGGCGAACCGGCTACGGTTACACTAACCGACGCCAGCCCGCAGGCCGAGGCTACATTTGTGCGCCGTATACCTAAGTACGAGTACGAAATAGCCGAAGTGCCGTACAATATCCCAGCCGGTTTGCTTCGCATATCGCCGCGCGCGATTATCCGTAACACTAACGGCGAAATAACTAACGCCGAAACAGAGCTGCTGCCGCTGTGGTATATCGCTACAAACAAAGCAAGCGGCAGCCTAAGTTATAGCCTGGTAGCCCACGGCAGTAACCCGACAATACCTACCGCAAAGATGGATAATAACTACGGCGCGGTTATCGGTTTGGACGTGATAGATAGAGGCTACGCGGGTGCATTTACCGACGCAGCCGATGGCGCCGTATTCTGCGACGCTGACGGCTCAGTATTGATTATCCACTAAAAGTATATTACGATGGCACGTTACATTAAAGCAAACCCGAAAGTAGCGCAGTATCTGCGCCTGGAAAATGACCGTAACAGAGTAACAGACGGTAACTACCTGCTGTGGCAGGCCGATATGTTAGCGTTTGGAAGATTAACCGACCTGCCGCTGATCCTGGGGCAAATAGGCGCTATCGCACTGGCAGCGCACGAAGCCCGCGAGGAACAAGACGGCACCGTAGTACGCGAGCTGCCGATAGCGACAGATCCGCGCTTTGTCGTAGAACCTGCCGAGGATCCGGAAACAGAGGAACCGACCGAGGACGGCGAGCCAGCGGAAGATCCAGAAGCTGGCCAGGATCCACAGCCGGAAACTGAGGCACCAGCGGAAGATCCAGAAGCTGGCAGCGAGGAACCCGTAGAGGATCCCGCCGGCGAGACTGAGCCGACCGACCAGGAACCCGAAGCAGAACCGGAACAGCCCGCCGAAATAGAAGTGCCGGCCGAGGATCCGGAAACCGAAACCACTAACGACGAAACCGAGATTTAAGTATGAGTACAGCGAGCACCAGCAGAACGATTAAATTTATAAGCAAAGCCGGAACGTATACGGCGCTTATAATGTCGCCCAGCGGCGATTTGTACCAGGACTACGAGGGTACGACCAACGACGTAACCGCGATTTATCCGAATTTCGAGATCACGAAACCGGTATTATACTTTATCTGCACCAGCAGCCGAGTAGCCGAGGGCGTGGCAGATCCGGACGCGATGGAATACTATTTTAACGGCGAAAAAATTAGCTTTAGTGGCGGCGTCTCTACCGGCACGTTTGCGGGCTATTTTAAGACCGTGGCACCCAGCGGCGACCAAATGTACTACGGTTTGCAGATCGTTAAAAATATAGCAGCTTTGGCCGGCTATGCGCCCGCCGTTATTAAGATGGTGGCGACGATTAGCTACGGAACACAAAGCGACACGATCCAGGCCAGCTATACTATACCTATCCAGCCGGCTACCGGTAGCAGCTACCGCGTAACGATCGCGGCGGGCGATACAAAAAATTTCGTTATTACCGATAAGGGCGGCAGCTGCATACTTAAAGCGCTGGCCTACCAAAGCGGTAATGCTTTGTCGAAAGATCTAACCTACCAATGGGAAAAGATGGGCGCTACCGGCTGGGCTTCGATTACTGGCGCTACCGGCCAGACGCTAACCGTATACGCTGACGATATTAACACTTACGGCGAGTATCGCGTACACGTATACCGCGCAGGTAGCGAGATCGGCACCGATATACAGAGCGTAATGGACGCCAGCGACCCGTACGATATAGATCCACACCCAAGCCCAGAGGACGAGGCGATAACCGAAGATACAACCGGTAACGGATCCGTAACCTATACGCCGGTAGTGGTAAAGCGTGGCACCGCGACTAAGGCCCTGGAAACGCAGTTTTATTTCGTGCTGAAAGACGCAGCAGGCGTTTACCTCAACAGCGACAGAACCACTGCAAAAGCAAGCCAAACCGTAACCCGCGATCACTGCATACAAGCAGGCGGCGACGTTTCCGTAACCATTACCAGCGTATTATAGGCTATGAGCGTAACCAGGACACAAGTAGTTAAATTTATCCGTAAGGGGGATAAAGGCGACAAAGGAGAGCAGGGCGCAGTATTGCGAGGGCCGCAAGCCTGGAGCGACTGCGCCACTGGCTACGCGTTTCAAGCCGGCGGCGCTGGCGAGACCTGGCAGGACGTCGTAATATATGGCGACCAGCACTACGTCTGTAAAAAATCGCATACCAAGACCGCCAGCAATTACCCAGGCAGCACCACGGCTAATAATAACGGCTACTGGCAGCTGGGCGATCATATAGACCTGGTAGCGACTAAAATTTTGCTGGCTACCTACGCACTGGTTAAAAACCTGGGCGTCGAGGCTATAGATATGAAAGACGCAGCCGGTAATATCCTATTTCAAGCAAAGGACGGTAACGTAACCTGCAAAACCGGAACATTTGAAAACGTAAACATTTCCGGAAAGCTAAAAGGTAGTGTGCGTAACCCTTTCGTATCTGCTGGCGACAGCTTCGATACAGACTACAGCGATAACGTAGTTATGCTAAGTAGCGGCGGCGGCTGGATAGACGCGTATAGTTTGCCGTGGGACGCCGGACAAAGTGGCCGACGTATAACGCTGGTAAATTATAAATGGGGTAGCACCATAGCCCAGGGCCAGGCAGGTATTAGCGCGCCAAGCGGAAAGTATTTTTACGTGAACGGAGTACAGAAAAGTACGCTAAACATTTCGCGCGAAGCTGTGGAGCTGTTAGGTTACGGATCGGCTACTACTTTTTACGGCTGGATAGTAATGCGCCGCGTCGATCTTATGACGTCTTACCGATACGGCCGAGAGTTGAAAGTATTAGCGTTTGGCTCAGTAACAAGTAGTGGCGGCCTTACCTATCGTACATTTGACGGCTCGACGCTGACCTGCACCAAACAAAGCGCTACGGGCCGCTACCTTATTACTATGCCGTCTGGCTGGTTTAGCAGTGCGTCGCACTGTACGGTAATGCTGACCGGCGTAGGATATTCCAGTGGAAGTAGTAGCGCGCTAATTAAAGCGTCTATCGTATCGCGTACGACTACTACGTTTTTGGTGGGTACGTCGGACGACGCCAGCGCTAACGACGGAGCGTTTGACTTTATAATTATAAATAATAACGACTGGATAGTATAAACCTAATTAGTAAAGATTATGGCAAAGAAAACAAAGACTTTAGCGGCGGTTACGACCGTATCGACCGTAAATACGTCGCAGTTTATACCGCTTACAGATGGTAACGGTAACACCACCAAAGTATCGCTGGCCAACCTCAAAGCGTCGCTGCTGGCGGGTTTGGATCTTGACAGTATTAACGACGGGGTATTTATTATGTTTCACAGAAACAGCGATAATTACCCGCTAATGGTAAAACCGCATAAGTGGACGAGCTACCAGAACAGCGGCGAGATCGCCGAGGGCGTCGTAGTTGTTGAGGGCGGCAAAATACTGGTAGTGGCACCTACCGAAGCGACGCTGTACTGGAGTAGCGCAGCGGTAAGCGGCGGCGGTAAAACGACTACCGACCGACTTACTGCACTGGACGACTGGACGGGTAAAGCCAGCACAGCTGCACAGATTACGCACAGCGAGTGCAACAGCGAAAGTTACGCGCCTGGTTACTGTGCTGCGTACGAAAGAGTAAACGCAAACGGTAAGGGACTAACAGCTGGCCGATGGTGGCTGCCGTCGCTGGGCGAGTTAATGATGATCTACGCAAATATGCGTAAAATCAATTATGCGCTATCGCTGATTAACGGAGCTACGCCGCTGGCCGAAACC